TGGCACCGGCCAGGTTGGCACGAGCCTTGACCGCAGCCTCCAGAGTCATCCGCATGGTGTTGTTCTCAGCCTCATGTGAGAAGAGAACAGAACCACTGAAGCGGCATTTGATTTCAATCTTCATGTGCACCCTCAGCTTGTTGGTTGCGATCAACGTTGACCGTGGGTAGATAATAACCTACCCTTGATACGATGTAAACAGGTATTTTCAATTTTAATGGGGTAAAGACCCACCGGTCTTGATGTCCATCACGGCCAGGTCTATGGCGTCGCGCATAGAGGCGGCAAAGACCATCCGGTCGCCATAGCAACAGACCCAGGTCCGCTCCCAAGTACCTGCCTTGAGAACGTCCTGGGTCGAGATGAACAGCCCGTATTCGCCGATGGCGTCGAGGCGCTCGGTGTCGGTCACATATCCACCTTGTCTCGGAAGCCGAGGAATACGGGGAAGCGTGGCTTCTCCTTGACGCCGGTCGGCTGGCTCTTGTACTTCACCACCTTACCAAGCAAACCGTCGCCCGTTGCCCACAGCAGCCGGCGCTGGTCCTCAGTGAAGCCGGTCCCGATGTCGAACTCGACCTTGGTCTTCAGATCCTGGACCGTCAGGGCACCGAGCATCTGCTTACCCACCTTGTTGGCCTTGTGGCTGCTGCGCTCGAGGTGGCCCAGCTCGTTGCGCTTGGCCTCATTGGCGTTATGCATCAGCTCGCTGTAGCCGACGATCCGAGCCTCACTGTCCTCAAAGCGCTTGACCTTGAGCAACCAGCCTTCCTTGGCCGTGGACCGTCCGTGCTTGTAGGGGCCGTCAGGGTGGCGCAGCATCACGCCCTCGTAGCCGAGCTCAAGGTAGTCCTGCTCCCATTCATTCAGGTCGTCGGCCTTGAGGACCTCGTGGTGCGGCACGTTCTCGCAGAACTTCTGCTTCTTGATGCGACGATGGGCCGTGTGCAGCCGGCGCTGGAAACCGCCAGACTCCGAGAAGTCGTCGAACACCCAGAACGAAACCTCAGGCTCGCCCTCGATGCTCATGACACCGGAGCTCGTGGTCTGGAAGACCTCCTTGGCGGTGGGCTGGCCGACGATCAGCTCGCCATCGAGGCCGTTCAGCTCAGGCCGGCCGAAGACCTGCTGCACGTACTTGTTGGGCAGCGGCTTCAGGCTGCGGCCCACGGCCACTCCATCGATGATGAGGCAGCGGATGCCGTCCAGTTTCGGGCTGAGCAGGGCCGGCAAGCGAATGAGCTCCCCAGCTGGAGCAGCGAGCATGGGCTTCATGGCTGCACCTCGATCATCTTGAACTCGTTCTTAGCACGGTCCAGCAGCACGGCCAGCGTCGGTGCCGGTTGGAACCGGAGCGCTCGGGCCAACACCATGTGGATCCGGCTCGGAACCAGGTACGCCACCATGACCACCTGTGGGTTGGTCTTGTCGTTGAACTTCTTGCTTGTCATTGGTGAACTCCTTCATGTGATACTTCAAACTGACTCTCATGGCTGCTTCACGCATTCGGCTAGGACTGCACAGCTTCATGGCCTCAAAGCCCAGGGCCAGCAGCGTCTCGAGCTCGGCCCGCTCGTCATCTCCCCAACCGACCAGTTCAGCTATACAGGACTTTAACCGCTCGTCCTTCAGCTTCGAGGCGGTCGCCATAAGGTACTCAAGATCATCACGCTCGAGGTTTCCCTTGCATTGCACCAGCCACGTGGCCCGGCCGGCGTAGTGCTTGATCAGTGCCTCGTGGTACTCCTTGCTGCCGACCTGGACCGCCTTAGGTTTCTTTCCCACGGACCTTCCTCCAAATTCCTATCAACCAGACAAACGAAATGAAGACCAGCACGACCAAGGCCATGCACAGCACCTCCCCAGTTGTCAAGTCCTCATCCTCGTCATGCATGGCCGGAACCTCCGCAGGCCTGGCAGGGCATATCGATCGATGACCAGCCACTGGTTTGCTTGATCTTGCCGACGCCGTTGCAGGTACCACAAGGCTTGGGCTCACTAGCCTCCGCGTAAGCAGCCTTGTAGGCCCGGCGAATCTCGTCGAACTCAACGGGGTTGCCGCCACGGTCTGGGTGGTGGATCATGCAGAGCTCCCGCCACTTAGCCTTGACCTCGTCGGGAGTGGCCGTGTCGTGCAGGCCCAGCTTCTCGAACGCTTTGCTCATATCAGACCCCACCCGATCATGAACGTGCGCCACATGAGCTTGACCACGAGGCCGAATGCAACCAGACCCAGACCACTGCCCACGAGGACAATGATCCAGGTCAGGAAGAACTCACGCCAGCCGTGGCTGTAGTAGTTCCGGTTGCGCATCAGTCGCCTTCCTGCAGAACTTCGTCCAGCTTGTTGGCGTACCAGATCGCCTTCTGGTTGTCTTGCACCGAGCTGTCCTTCTTGCCCAGGCGCCATTGGTACTTGATGACCTGGCCGCGCAGGAAGCCGATGAACTGCTCACGGCCCAGGGCGGCGCGGATGGCGTCGATGCACTCGACCCCGTTATCGGTCTCGGCGTAGTGCGGCGGATGGTTGACCATGTCCTTGGCGGGCACGGCCGACTTAGTGGTCTTGCGTTGCATTCAGAATCTCCTCGAGGGACGGCATGACATGAAGCAGGGCGAGACGGCACATGACCGCAATCTCACGGTGCTCCTTCTGGGTACCGTTGCCGGCACGGAGTTGGATGTAGTGGATCCAGCTGCGAACGGAGCCAGCCATGTACAGGCGACTCGGCGTCATGCCCTCAGGCAGCACAGATCGGGCGACCTCCTTGGCGATGCCGTTGTCAATGGCCCACTGGTAGGACTGCTGCGTGAGCTTGGCCACATTGGCCTGCAGCTGCTGCCACTTGGCGCCCAGCTCGACGTCGAACGTCTCGATGCTGTTCTGGCGGTTCTTGTGGTCTTGCAGTCGAGTCTCCCGCAGGATCGGCTCAGCGTCGACCTCGGCGTACCGCTGGCTGAACTCCTGGAAGGAGAAGCTGCGATGCCGGAGAATCTGGCGGGCGATGCTTCGGGTCGTCGTGATTTCGATAACGGCATGGGCCATCTCGAACGGCGACCAGTGATGGTTGCGGGTCAGGTAGTTCAGCAGACGAGGAGCCGTCTCATGGTTGGCTTGGTTGCCCGGGTTCGAGACCCGAGCGCAATAGGCCACCAGCTCCTCGCCCGTCTGAACGCCGTCCAGCTCGATGGGCTGCGTAAAAGCGATCAGACGGACTTGGCTCATTCTGCTTCACCCTCGTCGAGCTCAGCGCATAGGCCGTTGACGAACTCGAGCAGGTCTGCCTTGGCGACCGGGATGTCGGTCTGCTCAATCTCAACGTCCTTCTTCTTGCAGCCCAGCTGCTCGACCAGCTCATCACGCTTGGTGCGAGCATCTGCGTTCGTGGCCGCGTAGCGCTTGGCGCCCGGGCCGGTTACCAGATAGCAGCGCATGATCAGGCCTCCTTGAGAGCGTGGACGACAGCGCGGAAGATGTAGTCCTTGGCCTGTTGCTCGCGCGGCAGCTGGTCAAAGGGAACTATGCAGGGATGCTGCTTGGCTTCAGGATCCTTGACCGGGCCGTAGGTCCAGCCGTCCTCGAGCTTCTGGTTCATCCAGCTGATGTGGCTGGCTTCAGGGCCAAAGTTACCCATGAGGTGCAGATCCACGCCCATGCGAGCCGACTCACGCTGCCATGCAGGTGCGTCTTCCCAGGTGGGTTGGCTGTTGTCGCCCAGCGCTTCGCAGTAGGCCTTGTTGACCTCGTGGCAGACGCGAGCGATGGCGTCCAATAGGTGCTTGTTCAGCTGCTCAGCCAGCAGATAGCCTTCCAACTCCCAGATCTTGTCGAAGGCCTTCTCCAAGGCGTACTGCTCGCCAAGCTCCTTGTTGAAGTTGACTGCGTTGACGCAGGCCGATTCGCCGCGGACCGTGAAGCCGTTGCGCAGCGTGACGTGGGCGATGGTGGTCCGGCCGTCGGGCATGGTGAAGTATTCGACGCCAGCGATCTTCGCCTGCACGTCTTCCTTCGTGACTTTGGTTCGCATGTAATTCTCCACTTACATTGAGGTGAAAAGAAAGGCGCCTTGGTTTCCCGCGGCGCCTGTCGGTTGCCAACTGACTTAGGCAGCTTCCTTGATGCCGGCCTGGATGGACTTGAGAGCTTTCTTCACGGCCTTGGCCGCGGCCTTGTCTTCCGGCAGCTCGGTGGACTTGACCACTTCCAGGACACGCTTGGTCTCGGCCTTCACGGCCTTGGCCACTTCCTTTTCCACAGCAGCTTGCACACCTTCGTCGGCCAGAGCGGCCTTGATTTCTTTCGCGTTCATGATGAACTCCATAGTTTGGTTGATGAAATGGCTTTGGGTCGAAATGTCCCTCAGCAGGTTAGATCTTATACCGCGTGGGCGTAGCAGTAAATATGTGGTTTCAACTATTTTAGCCGCCGGTCTTGTACCACTTGCCATCTTTGTGTTCAGTGTACTCTTGGCCGAGACCGACACCAAGCCTACCAATGCCGGGCCCAAGTGTGAAGCAGGTTTTGCACATGCAGGCCAACGGGCCTTGGGTTGTCTTAGCGTCATAGAACACTTTGTGAATTGGCCCGTCACAGATTTCGCAGAAGCCAGGAACTGGGCTCAGCCAACGTGCTTGTTCGTTCATGGTCAACCTCCAATGAAGTCAAGAAGTTCATCGAGGCGACCATTGATGTGGGCCAAATCTCCAGCATGACCCCAGTTGCGCTGGTCAACTGCTTCTTTCATGGCCTTGGTCTCAACTGCAATTTTCAGCTTGTTGAGCTTAGAGATGACCTCCTCGTATTCATTCAAGAAGGCGTCGTGGGCGGTTTCTTTCTTCATCATGATTTACTCCTCAGCAAGTCTGATCAATCTAGATCGTGATTCCATTATAGTGTGGACTTGATGAGTTGTAAACACCTATTTTCAATATTTTGCGCTCTTTGCGCCACTCTGCTTCTTGTTCCATGTGTCCAGGTGCTTCACCACATTCTGTGGAGCTGCCGTCAGCCACTCATCGACGTTCCGAACCGCGTAATACCGGCCCTGCGACCCATCTGCCAAGCGAATCGGCTTGCCGCCGTAAACCTGCCGAATCCCGGCCCTGGCCAGCTCACGACCCAGCCCGTTGGCCGTCGTCCCGGTCTTACCACTCGGATCGTAGAACTGCAACAGCTCCTTGCTGGTGAACAGGTCCTTGTCCATGATGACCTCCCCAACCCGCAGCACGTGGTCTGGCGTGGCCATGAGCTGGCGCACCCAACCGGCTAGGTCACTCTGCACGTTGGCGATCATCCGCTCCTTGGCTGCCGTCTTGAAGGCCGGAGCCGCTGGGTTGAAGTCGCCCAGGTCCAGGTTCAGCAGGTAGTCGAACACAGCAGCTGAGCCGCCAGTGTCCAGCCACAGGTCATACTCCATGTAGAACGCCTCGTCCATCGGACCCACCTGCACCTCATGGATGAAGAAGCGGCGGTCGTCATCTTCTAAGAAGAAGCTGTCCGGGTGGTTGGCGGTGAAGAAGTAGTTGATGCAGTCAGGCACCGTGTAGGTAGGCACGTATTTGCCATTGACCCGGAGCTCCCGCTGCGTGATGAGCTTCTTGAGGAAGTCCGCATCCTGCCGCTTGTTGGACCCGGTCACGTCGTCCCCCATGACGAACTGCTTGCCCTCGGCCCACTCATTGAAGGCGCCATGCAGGTCCATCTGACTAATCTCGGTGAAGTTCTTGCCGTAGATCCTGGCCAGCGTGTAGCCGACCAGCGACTTACCTGTGCCGTGCCGGATGCCGTGCAGAACCACGGAGCTGAACAGCTTGACGCCTGGATGCTGCAAGGGATACGCGCACCACTTGAGGAACCACTCCTTGGCTTCAGGCTCAGCGTTCGTGAACAGGTGGTCAACCAGAGCCAAGAACAAATCGACGTCGCCCTCAGCTGCCTCGACACCCCAGCCCGGCCAGATGTTAAACAGCGGCTGTGGTATCTGAATGAACCGGTCCTTGCCCGGCTGGTACGTGAGCTTCGTAACCTCGGTGCGCAGAGGCCATCGCAACCAAGCAGCTGCGGCGCTGACTGCTTTGTAGCTTACCGAACCGTCCGCCTTTAGGCTGCGCTCCTGATAGTTGAGGGGAGCCTGCAGATGCTCCTTGAAGGCTGATGGACTTGCTTTGAACCGCGTGTCCTGGTCGACGATGAGGCCAGGATCTTGGACATAGACGTACTTGTCGTTCAGCGACCAGAGCGGCGCGGTCAGCCCCAGGGGCTCAGCCTCCGTGAGCAGCTGGCGGAACATCTCGACCGACGATGGGCCGGCGTTCACCAGGAAGTCATCCAGCCCCACCTTCTCAAAGCCATGCAGCTGAGGCAGGCTGACCAGATGCACGAAGCACCCGCGGCGATGAAGCTCCTCAGCAAGCTCACGAAGGGCAGCGCACACCATGGGGTTGGTCTTGTAGTCGGAATCGAAGCAGATGTAGACGTTCCGCTTCAGCCACTCAACGGCATCGAGGCTCGGCAACCAGGTCAGGCCCAGCTTGTGGCTCCGCCAGTTGTACACGCCACCCAGCCCGATGGTGGGGAAGCCTTCCTTGCAGGCCTTGGCGGCTTTGAGCTCGCCTTCAGTGAGGATCAATGGCTGGGAGGGGTCGTCAAGCAGGCCACTCCAATCTTGGTTGCCGGGATAGTAGGCGACCGGTGCTGTGTTCGGCTCCTGCACGTACCTGACCGGCTTCTTCTCAGCCATCGCAGAGAAGTCAGTTGCTGTCTCGAGGTAGCGCAGCCGATAGAAGGGCTTGGAACCCGGCCAATCGGGCAACGGGTTTCCATTAGGATCGAGATACTCCAGCTTCAGGCTGCAGAGGCTCTTGAAGCTCGAATGAAGTTGTGAAGTTTGAATGCCACTCAGGCAGGAGATATGAAGCAACTTGGCGTCATCGAGGGTTAGACCACTTGACTTCAGCTTCTTTTCGCCCAGCCCCAGGGCTTTGTGGTCGGCTTCAGGCGCCGCCTTTTTCTTGGTTCGTGTTGCCATTCAATCAGGTCCTTTATCGTCATCTTCAGGCGGCCCTCAGCTAAGTCGCCCACCACCTAGCTGCTCAGCCAGCCAAGAAAGGTGTCCGCCGGGCCGATGCTTGCTGAGGGCATGATGACTTGGACCCGAGCTCTGTGGAGCTGGCGAGAACACGGTCGAGCCCGGCGGACAGAGGGATTATGCTACGAGGTGGAAGTCTTTGTAAATAGATGGTTAGAGACGCTGAACTGTGATGACGTCGTCATTGTGGGCGAAGTAGGCGACACCCTTACCTTTGGACAAAGCGATCCGTATGGTCATCTCCGCCCGACCCACCAACTTAGGCAGTTGATCGTAACCCTTAACTATCTTGTTTTCGCCAGTTGACCGCCACGTGAG